CAAACCAGCGGGCACTAAGGACGATCAGCTTGCTGCATCTGCCTTCCCCAGCACTGGTTCTGACATTACTGTCGGCACCTATTTGAACTTCAAGGTGAACGATCAGGTCACTTTGACGTATCCCTCTGGCGCTACCACCACTGGTGCGATTTCTGCTGGTGATTACTACGTGCTGACTTACACCGCCAGCACTGGTGTGATGACTCTCAGCTCCACTGAAGGTGGTTCTGCTGAGACTGCAACTGCTCAACCTTCTGGTTTCGGCACTGGAAAGGCAAGCATTGCTTACAAGTCGTTCCAGTCAGTTGCGAACGTTCGCACGTGGTCCTTCGAAGTCACTCGCGAAGAGATCGACACCACCAGCATCGGTGGAACGCTTGGTCAAACTGCTCCGTTCCGTACCTTCATCTCCGGCTTTGCTGATGGTTCTGGTTCGGCTGAGGTTTACTTCACCGATGACGACACCACCATTGCCAGTCGTCTGATTGAAGACGTGACCCAGCGCAAGCAGGCTGGTGCAACTTTCAAGCTTTATATGGACGCGATCTTGTCGTCTGGTACGCCCAATGACACGACCAGCCGTTCGATTGAGCTTGAAGCGGTGCTGACTCAGGCCAGCTATGCCGTCTCTCCGGATGATGCGCAAACAGTGTCCATTAGTTTCCGTCCCACCTCTGCTCCTACTTTCGACTTCAGCAAGAGCTGATAAGCGATTGGATGACAAGGCCCCCGGCATTGTCGGGGGTTTTTTTAATGCTATTGTATTAGCACAATCAATCAGATATTCATGGCACTTCGCGCCATTGACCGCCTCAAGAAAGCGGCAAACCTGGAGCCCGCCAAGAAAGAAGTTGAGCTTTCTGATGGAACGGTGTTTGAGATGTGGGTCACGCCATTGACGATGGCTGAACGTGAGCGTGCTCAACGTAAGGCTAAGTCTGATGACGCAAATGCTTTTGCTTTGCAGCTCCTGCTGACTAAGGCTCAGGACGAGAATGGCAAGGCGTTGTTTTTGGCAGGCGAGATCGACGTTTTGAAGAACGAAGTCAAGGACAAGGATCTTCAGAGCTTGATGCTGGCTGTGTTGACTGATGACAGCGATGCCGATAGTGACATGAAAAGCGCTGCAGAGTGAAATCAAGCATGATTCTGCTCTGCAGTTTCAATTCTTCCTGGCTTCCGAGCTAAAGATGACGCTTTCTGAGCTTCAAACTCGGATGAGCCAGGAAGAAATGATGGGCTGGCACGCTTATTACGTGAATAAAGCAGAAGAAGAGGAGAAGGCGTACCAAGCCGCTAAGCGGCGAGGGCGGTAGCATAGGAACATCGTCGTAGCCGAGCACCGTGGCATATAAGACCGAGATCGAGATCGGTGTAAAAGGCGCTAAAGAGCTTGAGCAAGCTATTCAGCGAATTCAAAAGCTGTCAAACCAGATAGACCAGATAAATAAAAGAGAAATTTTTGGCACGAAGCAAGTCGCAAGTGTCAATGAATATACAAGTGCCTTGCAAAGGGCTCAGGCTAACTTAAACAAAACCCGCATACAGCTTGATGCTGCTGGAAACGCGACAAAAACGTATAAAAAAGCTATAGACCAGTATGTAAGCGCTTTAGGCGCTTCTAATCGAGCACAGCAGTTGACTAACAGTCTTGTTGAGCAAGAGATAATACTGAGAGAAAGAGCTGCTCGAATAAAAGCGCTGCCCAAGGCGGTTGCAACGACTCAGTTTGATTCTCCGATTGGTCCCGGCCCAGCAAGCCCTATTTCTTCTAGGCCAAAGCCAGGTCGTACAGGACTTGAACGCTTTGGCGAGTTCGGCTTAGGCGCAGGCTTCCCACTGTTGTTTGGCGGTGGAGCGGGACAAGTGCTGGGTGGAGCACTTGGTACGGCGATTGGTGGTGCGACCCCAGCAGCTTTTGGCTTGCAAATTGCATTCTCTGCCATTGGTGGGCAGATAGAAGATGCCACTAAACGTGTTCGAGATCTTGATAGAGCTATTCAGACCTTAGACCTTAGTGCACTTGCTGATTCAACTCTCTTAGTGAATGCTGAGTTGCGTGAAGCTGTTCAAAGGTTTGTCGATCTAGGAGAGAGTCAAAAAGCAGTTAAATTGTTGGCTCAGGAAACGTTCCTGCAAACTGGACTTCTGCCTGAAAGCATTCGAGAGTCAGCAGATGCGACTTTGCTGCTATCAAACGCTTGGGACGAAAGCGTAGGTGCTGTTTCTGGCCTTGTAGCGCTGTTGACGGCTGATCTGCTTAATAGTCTTGCGGTTACGCTTAAACTTGTTAATGCGATTGTAAAAGGTATAAATACGATTGCTGGCAAGGTGCGCGAGCTAGGCAGCAATGAATTGGTAAAACTTGCTCTGCGAATTCTTCCAATTTTAGGTCCACTCGTGCAGGCAAAAGATACTTTAGACGCCTTGCTGGGACTGACAAAAGAAGTAAGCGAAGCGGAAGAGGAAAGGCTTTTCAGCTTAAAGCAGTCCGGCAAAGAGCTGGAGATAGAACTAGGTCGAGAGAAGGAGATATTTGCTATTGAGCAAAGACGTGTTGCAGGTACTAAAGCTGCAGCAAAGCTCAACAACGCCCAAGTTTCACGCGATTTAGATCTAGCAAAGCTTCGCCAAGCTACTGAAGACAAAATCTTGGATAAGCGTCGTGAATTTGCCGGAATCACAGATCAAATTGGCTTAGCAGAGCGAGACCATCAAATATCCTTAATCAATCAATCAGCAGAGATTGAAAGGCAAAGAATCCTCAAGAAGTATTCTTTGGATGAAACGGCGGCTGGACTGCAAAGAGAAAAAGAGCTACGAAAACAAATTTTTGAGACTAGAGTTCAAGAATCCAAAATCGCTCAGGTTGGTGTTCAGGCTCAGCTAGACCAGCTAGCCAACGAAGAAAAAATCTTCCAGATTCGCCAGCAAACTGCTGCCGCCACAGTTGAGCTGGAACGTGCTCGTTTTGACGCACAGCTGAGTACATTACAGCTGCAGGAAGCTGGGCTGCAGCGAGAGCTTGAAGGTTTAAGACAGAAGCAAGTTGGATTTAATCGCCAACTAGCGCTGGTCAATGCTATTGCTGAGAATCAGAAGAAGCAGGCTAGGATTCAAAATGAAATAGCCAAACTTGAGAACGCACAAGGTATTACGCGGGCAAAAATTGCCCAGCAGCAGATTCGGTTTGAGGTGCAGAGGATAAAGCTGCAGCTTCAGATGGTTCAGCTAAAAGCTCAAGAGATTAAGGACGATGCGCAACGAGCAGCAAAGTTACGTGAGGTTGCGGCAACTGAGCAGCAAGTCTTAGCTCTTACGAAGGAGATGGTGAGTGCAGGAAACAAACGGCTTGAGACTGCTATAAAAATTGCAAGACAAAAGGACATAGTTGCTGACAACATCCTGAAGGGCAAGCTTGAAAGCATTGAGGCTGAACGTGTAGAAGCAAGGCGTGCAACTAACGCTGCAAGACTTGCGAAGGCAACAGGTCAAGCTGCTGATGAAGCTGCTCGATTGAACAGGAATATGTCAAAAGGTAGTTCTGGCGGTGGAGCGAGTAGTCAAACGGTATCAACTTCTATGCCAATCGACCCAGATGTTGAAAAGGCTGTTATGGAAAGGGCTGGTCCTTTTGGGTATCGAAACATCTTCGAGTTGGTCGAGAAATTGGAAGAAGCGCAAAAGATTAAAAATGCACGAACTGCTAGAACTGCGCAGATGTCCAGCCCAGGCTCTAGTTCTTTTGCAAGCTCAGGCTCTTATACCCCCAGGGCGTTTTCTGGCGGAGGAGGCGGTACTGCAACTGCAAACGTCAATATAAAAACTGGTCCTGTACTGGAGTTTGACGGCAAGCGTTACATGACGATGGAGGACTTCGAAAGAGGTGTTTCAGAGCTTGCCAGTGCTCAGGCGCAAAGGTCACGAAGCTTTGGAGCGCGTCGTTATGGAGGTATCAGCTAATGAACAACAGAGGCCAAGCCCAGTACCTACGTGTCTATGTTTCGGGTGGAGCGGATCAAAAGCTATGGCAAAACTTTTACGTCAACACCAACGTAACGTTTTCATCCAAGATCTACACTTACTTTCCATTTGAATGGAGCGGTGTCGAAGAAAGCTCAGCTTTGAGCGGCCAGACGGTTTCATTAAAGATGCCTGCCACGTCATTGGCGATCAACTGCTTCGAGACTGCCTTTAAGCAGCAGCAGCTGTGCTTGGTCAGCACTTATGAGTTTGATACACGACTTGGCGTCGACCTTCCGCAGTCTGGTCAGACTTTGATTGCAGAGTTTTTGGGCTATGTCGCTTCAATGAATGGATCGTTTACAGAGCTTAAAGTTGAGTTAGGATCAACGTTAGCCCCCATTGGAGCGCAAATACCGTCTAGGACGGCTACAAATGGGTTGGTAGGAGTTCCGATACAGCTATGAGCATTCGCGTTTCAGATCCTCTGTTTTTGCTGTCGACCCAGACCGGCCTGAGCGTTGGGGAGCTTAAGGCGAAAGCTGCTGCTGGCAATCCGGACCTAGAAAAAAAGCAAGAGGCATTAAAAACTGGCGAACCGATCCCCATTCTTTTTGGCCGTTTCCGAAACGGCAGTGGCGGCGTAATGGTGCAGCCAAAAATAACAGAAGCTTATTTTTCTAATTCAATTACTGAAAAAGTTTTTTCGACAAACGGCGGCACAACTACTTTTATCCAGGCTATCGAAAGGCTCGAACTTAAATACCTTTTGGTTTTAGGCGAAGGGAATATGTCACAAATGCAAGTAAGAGACCTGTTTTATGGGACATGCAGGCGCGGCACATTCAATCAGGTCTATAACGGCAGAGCTGGTACGTGGAGTCCAGGAAACAATATCGACAACTATCACACTTACACTGCTACCCCTAATGCGCAGGGTTACTACGTTTTTGACGTTAGCAATTTAAGCAATGGTGAATCAATTAAATATCCGAAAAACACTTATTACAAAAATTCAAGCGGACAAATTACCTCCATAAAACACAAAGAATACGGGTTCCCTGTTTTTTGTGGTACGTCTGGCTCATATAGTGGCCTGACAACTTTGAGCTTTGAGTACGACTTAGACGATGCTGATTCCGAGGATATAGGGAAAACCATGAATGTCTTCATTAGGAACGGCCTGCAAGTCACTCGCTTGATAGACAGCGTTACAGCTGAATCCGACAATTACGTTGATCTAGTCAAATACCTGTTCCAGACAAACAATCGTTTGGCTGACGACCTAATCGACGACACTGCGCTGACCACTGCCGCAAATTTCACCGACACTAACAGTTTCTTGTTTAATGGAGCGGTAACGGAGAGCCAGAACTTGCTGGACTGGATACAGCAAACTTCTGTCAACTTCTTGCTGCGTATTACTAATTCAGGCGGCAAGTTTGGATTACAGCCGCGACTGCCTTACAACACGGATTACACAATCAAGACGACCCAAGTAACGCCCGAGTTTACGTTTACAGAAGAGCATGTTGTTGACGGCGGTTTTGAGATTGAATACATCAGCTTGGAAGACAAGCAGCCAGTTTGTTTTGTTATTCAGTGGCGACAGCAACCAGAGGCCAATTTTGGCTTGGTGCGCACTGTTGAAGTCAGATATACGGGCGAAGCCACGAGTGGTCCATTTGTAGATATCGATATGAGTGGTTACTGCACGAATGAAAACCATGCAGTGAAGGTTGGAGCGTTTCGATTAGCGCAACGCAAATTTATTACGCACCATCTGCGTCTGACTGTACGTGAATACAGCTACAACAGCACTCTTATTGTCGGTGATTTGGTGCGTGTGCGGTTACGCCGTGAGACGGACCAAGGCGAAGTGGAATATCACGACAAGCTTTACGAGATTAACCGGATTCAAAAAACCTTCTCCAGCACGATTGTTTATGACCTGACGCATTTTCCTATTGACTCACAAGGTCGCAGCATTATTGCGCGTGAAGTTGCTGATGCTGTTGGAGCGGGCAACACCATTGACGTGGGCAGAACTACGTTTGATTGCGATGAAAATAGCGCAACAGATAACACTTCGATTGGAAATAATAGCGGGGGCGGAGGTGATGATCAGCCTCTTCCTCTTGACACTGAAGTTCCGCTTCCGCAACCGGATGATGTAGACAGTCCTTATCCAGACGGGCCAAACAATCCAGATGATCCGTTGGAGGAATCAGCTGATGACACTTCAGCGATAGGTGTTTCAGGCTCCAACACGGGTTATGGAGGTTCTTCTGTCACCCCAGGCAATCAAGTGGCCGTTCCCACCTCTGCTTTGCCTTGCGAGGGCGGGCGTGTTTGTTATTACAGGCTTGACAAAGAAACAGGGGTAAAAACGTTGCGTGAATGCGTAACAACTCCTATTAGCGGCAATTACTTCTCTTACATCACGACTGCAGATATTAGCTACGCAATTATTGCTGAGGGTCAATGCCCTGATTCTGCAAGTGACGATGGCTTTGGAGAAGTTATTCAACTTGGAGAAACTGCACCTGTCGTTCCCGACCCAACGGCATATAGCTATGTGCGTTTCAACGGAACAAGAACAACCTATGACTCTGGGGAAGCAAAAACGTACACACATACTACGCAGTGGTATCAGCATGACGGATCGACGCAAAATCAATACCTAACCGTTGGGTCAGCTTGGGGGGCTATTGGGGGGGCTATTTATGAATACAAAATTATTGATCCTGTGTTTACACAGCCATACACTTCTGATTACGGCAAACCTCTTACATGGTCTCCGTGGGTCAATTACTACGATTATGTGACAAACCAGCATGTTGGTACGGCCGGTGTGGTCGGCGTGCCGTGGCGCAGTCATGTCTTTGCAGTAGGCAGCCAATTTACAACTAGCGGCGGTTTTGGCCTCAGACTTGGAGAAATTGGTGGCGTTGGATTTAACGGCGTTCCTTTAACGCCGAATGCCGTGCCGTTTGGTTACACGCCCACTTTCACTGCTTATTTGGTTGCAGATATAACAGCCGATGCACCAACGCGGGAAGCTCGTATTGACGGAGTGTGGGAATTTAGCAACGACGGTTCTACCGTGTTAGCGCAATGGAAGGGTACTAATGACAACGGAGACCCTTACACCGGGCCTGCTATATGAGGTAATTAAAAATGGCTGATTTTCCTTCGCTAACCCCGCAAAGCAGAACCTATACCCCTGGCTCATACGCCGTTCTGCGCACCAATACGTTTTCAGGCGTTGAGGTATCAGTTCGTCGGAACAACGCTGCCTTTGATCATCGACTGCGGCTTACCTTCATAAGTGGGTCGGTTACGGATCAAAATACGGTTTTCTCGCATTATGCAGTTCACAACCGTTTCCAGCCTTTCGATCTGCCGACTTCGGTGTTGTCTGGCTCGGACCTGACTTTTCCTGCTAATTACCAGTGGATTTACGCTGGACCTCCCGAGGTTTCATACGATCCAGGAGTCGTTACGGTATCGGTAGAGCTGCAGCTTGTAGCCCCTTACGAAGTTTGACATGACCGCTTTTCCTTCTCTGGTCCCGAATGCAATTTCGTTAAACCACGGTGTGCCGCAGGTCAGCGAGTACGAAGCTTTCGGTATTGGACCGATACGCTTTAGGCACAACAACTATGTAAGCGGTCAAGAGTTCCAGCTGGTGTATCGAGCTTTAGATCAAGACTCTATTGAGTTAATACGAGATCATTATCAAGACAACGGTGGAACGTCAGGGCAGTTTGCGGTTCCAACTTCTGTTCTTGCCCTGATTAACACTACAGATTCTTCCAGTAAGTACAGATACACAGAAACACCAACCGAAGAGCACATTGGTCTTCAGCGGTACAACATAACTATTTCGCTTAGAGCCATTGAAGGGGTATTGCTTGAGTTTGCTTTAGATGGAGGTTCGACCACTGTTCCCTCTGAGGAGACGGTTGACAAGTTTGTGTTTGTTGGAACGGGACCTTTTATTTTGAATGGTTCTCCGGCGAGCCAAGCTACACTTATCGTTGACGGTAACTGATCATGGCCGCTACTGAGATCAAGGTACGGATGCAGCAGCGGCGTGATACCGCTTCTGGTTGGGCCTCGGCAAATTCAGTGTTGCTGAGTGGTGAGCTTGGTTTTGAGACAGACACCTATAAATATAAGTTTGGGGATGGCTCAACGGCTTGGAACTCGCTTGCTTACGCTTCGGCTACTAGCATCACCGTTATTGACGGGGGCAACTTTGCCACGGGCGGGTCAGCCGTTTCAACTTCCAGTACCATTGATGGAGGCTCGTTCGACTAATGCCAACACCCACTAACAGGACAGCCGTAAGAATTGCACGCGGCACATACTCAAACCTGAACAGCAGCATCGCTGACATTAGTGAGGGCGAAATCTGCTATGCAACAGACCAAGACAAGCTGTATGTAAAAGAAGGCAGTTCGCTTGTCAGCACTCAGGCTGATACAAGCACTCTGGCGGCATTGGCGACTGCGCAAACCTTTACTGCAGGTCAACGCGGCGAGATCACGACGCTGACTGATGGGGCAAACATCAGTATCAACCTTGCCGACTCAAACAACTTTACGGTGACACTTGCGGGCAATCGCACCCTAGATAATCCCAGCAACATCGTTGCCGGACAAAGCGGATCAATCTTTATTGTGCAAGATGGCACAGGCAGCCGGACTTTGGCTTACGGCAGTTATTACGACTTTGCTGCTGGAACGGCACCGACATTGACAGCTGGGGCGGCTAATGCGGTTGATCGGATTGATTATGTCGTGCGCAGCAGCACGTCTATCCACTGTGTTTTCACTGGTAACTACTCATGAGTGTTGTCGGCTCTAACGCTCTTGCTGGCGCGTCTGGCCAAGCTGGTGCAACAGCTGCTTACAAAATCGAACGTAGCCTGCGGTTTAACGATGATGACAGTGCATATTTAAATAGAACTCCCTCGTCTGCTGGCAATCGCAAGAAGTGGACTTGGTCGGGGTGGGTGAAAAGAAGTGCTTTAGGTTCGCAAAAACTTTTTATTGCAGGAAGCAGCGGCACCGAAGGAGGCATACAGTTTCATTCTGGCACCAGCAACCTTGCCCTTAGATTTTATGATTATCAAAGCGGCGCACATACTTTTCAGTTAGATACAAATGCGTTGTTCGTAGATCCTTGCGCCTGGACACATATCGTTGGCGCAATCGACACCAGCCAAGCAACTGCATCAGATAGATGTAAGTTATATATCAACGGGGAGCAGGTTACTTCATTTGCAACTGCCACTTATCCTTCTCAAAACCTAGACACGCTAGTCAACAACAATACTGCTCATTACTTGGGCTGGGTTTCTCCAAGTGGCAATCATTTTGATGGTTACTTGGCTGAGGTACATTTCATCGACGGTCAGCAGCTTTCTGCGTCTGACTTCGGAGAATACGACGGCAATAATGTTTGGCAGGCAAAAGAGTACACAGCAGGCAGTTATGGTGCCAATGGCTTCCATCTTGATTTTGCTGACCCGGCAGATCTAGGCGACGACAACAGCGGCAACGGCAATGACTGGACGCCTAATGGCCTAATTGGAAACGCAGGACTTGCAACGGCTAATCAGGGTTTTGACGTTGTTACTTATACGGGTACTGGCAACCAACTGTCGATCAGCAGTTTACAGTTTCAGCCTGATTTGGTCTGGATTAAACGCAGAGATGGTACAGCCGGCCATTCTTTGCACGATGTTGTCCGTGGCGTTGGATCTGAGCTAAATCCCAACACGACCGCTGCTGAAGATACTCAAGGCAAATTTGTTTCATTCGATTCAAACGGATGGACGATGAATGGCGGCTATGGAACTACTAATTTAAGCGGTCAAACCTTTGTCGCATGGTGCTGGAAGGCGGGTGGAACAGCGTCATCTAACACCGATGGATCACAAACAAGCTCTGTCAGTGCAAACACAACTTACGGTTTTTCTGTTGTTACTGGAACTCAAAACGCAAATAATACTACCAATACCTACGGTCATGGACTCGGTGCTGAGCCGAAAATGATCGTCCTGAAACGTACTAATGGCTCTGAAGATTGGTATGTTTATCATAAAGAACTTGGTAATACATCAAGGGTCCAATTAAATTCAAATGCTGCCGTAACGACAGGCTCAGGCGTGTGGGGCTCAACCACGCCAACATCTTCAGTATTTACTATTCAAAGTTTTAACGCTGGTGACTTTGTCGCTTACTGCTGGAGCGAGGTCAGCGGATTCAGTAAGTTTGGTAAATACACAGGCGATTCCCCTGGAGGCCAAACTAATACAGTCACTATTACGACAGGGTTTAAGCCTAAGTTCATCCTGATTAAAAGAGTTGGGAATGGCTCTGATGGGGATACGGCTTACGGAGGTTGGGGGATGTATACCTCTACCACTACCAATCAGTTAATGGCTAATTGTAGTGGAGCAGAAGGCATTCGTGGCAACTGTTCCGGTACAAACAATTTACGAACCAGCGTCTCATTCAATGATGATGGGTTTTCTGTTAGCACTCCTTGGTACGAATTAAATGATGACAATGTTGAATATATCTACGCAGCATTTGCTGACAAACCAGATCAGTCAGCTATTGACAGCCTGATCGACACGCCGACGAACTACGAGGCAGATTCCGGCAATAACGGTGGCAACTATGCGACGTTTAACCCGCTTGACGCAAGCTCGGATTTTACACTTAGTAATGGCAATTTAGATTTAACCACTTCTGGCGCAAACAGTTGGGAAGCTGTCAGAGCCACTATTGGAATATCTTCTGGCAAGTATTACTGGGAATGGACTGCAGGCGTTACTACCACTGATATAGGCGTCTCAACGGCACAGATGTCACTCGCAAACTGGGTCGGATCTGGTGCCTATGGTTGGTCTTATGACTACAACGGCCAAAAATATAACAATGGTTCAGGCGCGTCTTACGGGAATTCCTATACAACCGGAGACGTTATAGGCGTTGCTTTCGATGCTGATGCTGGCAATTTGTATTTTTACAAAAATGGTGCCGCTCAAAATAGCGGGACTGCTGCTTTCACAGGATTAACGTCTGGACCTTATTTCCCTGCGTTTAGCACTAACGCTACAGGTGGCACAAACAGTGTCAACTTCGGCCAACGTCCATTTGCGTACACGCCACCAACAGGTTACAAGTCACTTTGCACTACGAATCTGCCGGACCCAACGATTGCCGATGGTTCGGACTATTTTCAGACAGCTTTGTGGACTGGAAATGGTGGCACTCAGTCAATCACAACAACTGGCATGTCCCCAGATTTTGTGTGGATCAAAAAGCGTTCAGGTACTACTGCTCATAACCTGTTTGACACAGTTAGAGGTGCGAACAAGCCGCTGTTTGCCAACTTGACCAACGCTGAATTAAGTGATGGTCGCTTGACCGCGTTTAACTCAGACGGCTTTACGCTCGATTCTGACAACGCCGTCAATGACAACAACCAGACGCATGTCGGCTGGGCTTGGGACGCTGGGGCAAACAGCAACAAGACTTATGCTGTAAAGGTTGTTAGCGACAGTGGCAACAAATATCGCTTTGACGATTTTGGCAGCAGTGCAGTAACGCTCGATCTTGAGGAGGGCAGCACTTACGTCTTTGATCAGTCTGATAGCAGCAATTCAGGCCATCCCCTGCGGTTCTCTACTACGTCTGACGGAACGCATAACAGCGGCAGTGAGTACACCACGGGCGTAACGACAACTGGAACGCCTGGCAGTGCAGGAGCAAAAACAACGATTGTTGTTGGTTCGGGTGTAGCAACGCTGTATTACTACTGTTCAGCGCACAGCGGAATGGGCGGGCAGGCGAACACAAATAGCACTGCTGGTGCGTCTAACTTTGACGGCACTATTCAATCAACAGTCAAAGCATCACAAACAAGTGGCTTTTCTATAGTTTCTTACATTGGATCTGCCACTGCTGGAACCATTGGGCACCAATTAAATGCCAAGCCATCTGTTGTGCTTATTAAGACTAGAGACTCAACAGATTCTTGGTTCTTCTACACAGATGCAATTGATGGATCCCTGGATTACAATCAGTTAGAAGGAGCTGGTTCATTCGGAAACAGCAGCCTAAATTTGCCAACATCCAGTGTTTTCTACGTTGGTTCTGCCGCCGGCTCTAACAAATTAAATGATAACTTTATCGCCTACTGCTTTGCACCAGTCGCAGGCTATAGCGCGTTTGGTTCGTACAGCGGTAACGGTAGCGAAGACGGTCCGTTTGTGTTTACCGGGTTTAGGCCAAAATTTTTGTTAATTAAAAACACTTCTTACTCGGGGCATAATTGGGTCATTTTTGACACTGAGCGCAATACCTACAATCTTGCTGAAAATTACCTTGCTCCAAATACAAACAATAGTGAATATACGGATTTAGATATAGATATTTTGTCTAATGGGTTCAAGATCCGTACGGCTGGGGGTTCAACACTTGGAAATACCGTCAACTATTCAACTGCGGTGTATATTTTTGCCGCCTTTGCTGAGCATCCCTTCAAAACCGCCCGTGCGCGGTAATCTTTAATCATCGCCAACACGGTCATGTTTACTGTCAGCGGCCAGACAATTAAATACGATGTGGCCTGGACTCACCCTGACACAGGCGTTCAATATCCAGCCAACTGGCTGCGCCTGACGAGCGCAGCTGAAAAGGAAGC